AAATTCAATCCTGATATTAAACCTAAAATCTGTGACAAACGCAACACCTGTATGTGTCAGCCTGAAAGTTTGTTGGATAAATTTAAACTTTAATTTTTGTTATGTTGATATCTGCGGCGCAGGTACACCATTGTCTAGTGCAGGTAATTGCTTCTTTAGGTTGAACAAAAGTGCCTTCATAAATGTTGCCGATAGGTCCGCCCACTCTACAAGTGGCTCTGTGAACCTCACCGTCCCAATTAATCATTAAACTTTCTAATCCGGCATTGCATTTCCAATCCTTGAATTGATTTGTTTTCTCAATCAGTAGATCATTGGTGTTGCAGGATTCAGTTTCATCTATCAATGTGTTGTGTGGTGGTGTGTGATTTTCTGTTACCAAAAACTGTTTTTCTTCTTCAGAATAACGTTCCATATCCTCAAAAATATCGTGTGTTTCAGTCCAGCGAATTGGACGCAGTGCATAGTTAATACCTGCTTCTTTTAGGCGTCTACAAGCGTCAGAGACGTCGTTTAAATGCCCTGGCAACATCATTACGTGTGCAAGTATATTTTTATTTTTTGTTTGCTGTGAGACGTTTAAAACGGTTTCTATCACCTTTTGATGATCATATTCAAAGTGTATAGAGAACACAATATGGTTGATCAATCTGTCCAAAATGTCTGTGTAAAATTCTGCTGTTCTGGTACCATTGGTGGTAACATTCAGCCAAGTCACTTTTGGTTTAGCATACTCCAGCAGTTCTAAAATTTTTGGATGTACACAAGGTTCTCCACCTGTGAAACTTATTCTTGTGTTTTTAATTTTGGCCAATTCATCCACAGCACGTTTCAATATTTCAATGTCGGTGTGCGGACTGGTATTGTCATGAATCACCGCAGGACAATATGAGCAATCATAGTTGCATCGTTTGCCAAGATTCCATTCCACTTTGACACTTTGTTGTATGTGTGGATATAAATGTTCTACTTTAAACATAATCTTGAAACTCCGGATTAATCTTTTCAAATGGTCCTTGGTTTCGTGTAAGATCAAGTTTTCTATTGAAGTCTATACAATCTTGCCAATACTGATGTAGGTCTTTGGCTTGTAAAAAGTTTATATTGTCTTGTATTTGTTGTTGTGTGATCTTTTCTAAAACAGGGTGCTCTTTGACTATGTCGTAATCTTTTATGCGAGGTTTCATTGCTTCCAGTTTAGCAATCACTTGATCTTTTAATACTTTGGGCAGTACCTGTGCCGACAGTGCTCTTGGGTAGTTTACTCTGTGACTATAAAACACAATCTTCATTTCACGTAAGAAATAGTCTATCACTTTGTCTATTTGTAATATGTTGTTGGCTTGTACTGTGAATGCTCCTACTATTCTACTTACTGTGGGTATTTTTTTCATTTCTTTAATGTTATATTCTACATCTGAAAATTTACCGTTACCTCTAATATATTCATAAACATCGTGTAACCCGTCTATGCTAACATTCACAGCCACACTTTTAAACTTGGGCCAATAATCGTGTACAGTTCTACCACCTTTGATGCCCAGTGTTGTACCATTAGTAGCATATTTTATTTCGATGTTTTTTCCATTCTTAGACAGTAAGTCTAATATTTTATAATGCACAGGATCCATTAGAGGTTCTCCGCCTGCAAATTCAACACGTTTAAAGTGTGGTAATAGTTTTTCCAAATTATCCCAAAAATGATCCTTGTCTTCAAATATTCCCACATACGGTGCTCGTGTAAGTCCTAAACTTTCCACAGCATCCACAAGATAGTTGCCTTCTTTTTTGTAATGATCCACAATGGCATTCCAATCTTTCCATTGTGTAGAATCCAAAGGATTACACATACGACATTTTAAATTACAAAGATTATTAATTTTAATTTCTATTGTGGGTAACTCAAACGGCATTGAATAATCATCTGCCAATTTATCCAATACATCTGGATATAAATTAATTCTGCTTTCTGGAGAAGCATCTGTGATGTGTCGCTGACGTAAACTTTGCACACCTTGATCTTCTAAATAAAAACAAGGTTCGCACACATCTGGACGTTCATCATTTAATACTTGACGTCTTACTTCTTTCATTTTGTCTGAGTTCCATGCTTCTTCTAAACTCATATCTTTTATATTGCCAATAGGAAGACTACGACAGCAAACTTTTATAGCGCCATCTTCTCTAGTAGCCAAACCCGTAAAAGGGTGCATACAAAATGTACAACTATTCTTCGTCATGTTCCTCCATTGGATCTTTTGGTGTTTTCCATTCTGTTCCAAATCTCCACATAGGTGCTTTTAAACTTTCTAAATCAACTTCATAAAATTTTTCAATTGGTCCTGCATCTATATCATATTCAACAAATCCTGCCCATGCGTGTTGTGAAACTATTAACTGAATTTTATTATATTTTTCTTTAAGATGTTTTATAAGTTGATTTTGTTGCATTATTCTCTGTTTAGTAGGCACAAAAGGTACAGTAGGTTCATAACCAAATATGTTACTGATGTGTAAAATCACGTTGCTATGATTTTTAGGTTTTATTGTGAATTCATTTAATAAATCACATTCGATAAACTTAAATTTTATTTTTGATTTTATGTGCCATAGATGACTGATTGTTTGAAAATGTTCAGCAATTTCTAATTTAGAGTTTAACCAGTCAGGCGTTTTGTGTCTATTTTTAGACTTTAAAAATTTATGATAGTCTCCTCCATCAAAATTTTTTATAGTTTCTTCCATATAGAATAAAGCATTTGGATTATAATCATAAAATATCACTTCTGTATCTTCATCATATCCATATTTTTCTAAATATTTTAACCAGTTAAATCCGCTGGCAGGAATTATTAATTGTTTTATATTACCTGCTATGCTTATTGTTTGAAGTTCTTCTGTATTGATAGGATAAAACAATCTGTTGGCACTTTGATTATATTTTTTATATATTTGTTTGCTGTGTTCTATAAAATCTGTTTCGTGTTTAGCATAGTAACATCGTTTACTTAGACGAATATCTTCATCAAACACAATAATATTTTCTTTATTGTCCAAAGCGACTGTGATAATGTTCCAACCGTGCCACTTATGAGTATAGTTTTTTAACTCTGTTCCTGGCTTGATCCATAAAGGAGTATAATCATCGTGAAAGTTTTCTTCACTTCTTATTGGCTCTGATGTGAAATGTTTGGCATCTCGCTTCATTTCTCCTATAGGAGGACATTCAAATTCTTTGTGTTTTTTTAAATTAATAACATAACATTGTTCATGCAGTTCGTAATAGCCTTCTTTACGATCTAAAATATGTCCTGCTATATAAAAATCCTGTTCAATAAGTTTGTGTAAATGTTTAAAAAAAGCACCACCTTGAAACTCTGTGTCGGCACTGTACACCACAGCATAATCATATTTGTCAACTGCTTTAGCAAGTGTAGAATCTTCTGCCAAGGATATCATAACATCATAACCCATAGTATTAAGTTTGCCTATTTGATATTCAGCAATATTTTGTATCAGTTCTTTAGCAGAAGCATTCTTTATCTGATGGAAATTAGTTTCCAAAATAAAAATTATATCGTGCTTCTTGTTTTGTGCGTCAAATTGAAATGCCATTTTTCGCTAAACTCCTTTCAAGTAACTCATTAAATTGTTTTCTATGATTGCCTATATGTGCTTGAGCAATCATGTGTATTCTTTCCACATTAGCATTGTTAACCACTGTATGATTTTTTAAAATATTAATCAAAAATACTTTGCCGTGTTTCCAAGGTACTATGCCATGATCTTCTATTTCCATATAACACATTCCTGGATTAATCACTGCTACATTAATGGGAATAAGATGTTCGCATAAATCTTCTGGCAACGGTGTTCCAGGATCGTCATTGTGCCAATCTATTTTTCCTCCTGGATTTAATTTCATAAATCTTATTCTGCTGTATTTTTCTGCTGGAAACTTGTCCCAAAACTGTTTAGCATTTGGAGTCAACTCCGCAAGTTCTGTCCATTTGTATGGAGCATTTAATTCATCATCATAGCCGTATTCCTTTGCCACTCTGGTTTTGTCTATGTCTAATCCATGAAGACAACAACTTTCCCATCCTTTGTGCGTTTCATCTTCTCTGTGCGGCACATAGTAAGGTTCAATTTTTGCAAACTCTGTATGATTTGTGTACGCACCAAAATCTAAGTCTAGTTCAAGCCAAGGCAATGTGCCATCTTTAAATCTGTTAAAAACTTTTGTTGCTGTGTCTAATCCGATATTATGATATTCTTCAATGTCTTTGTTAGTCATTATCATTTTTTGCTCCTATTATCATAAATCGTTTGTATTTTTCTGTTGGTAATTCAGCAGAAAATTTTACAGTTAATCCGCAATCTTTTTCAAATTCTTCTAAACTTGCTTTACAATTCACGTGTTCTTTGTGATCAAAATAGTTATTGCTCTGTATTATAATTTTTGTGTTGTTTGGCAGTAATGAAATCCATTCGGCATATTCTTCTTTTGACATATGCTCACAAGCAGTGTTGATGATCAAATTGTGTTTGTGATAGTTTCTATACTCTAACATATCCATAGTGATTGCTTTAAATTGACTGCGTATTTCATACTCTTTGTTCATTGTATTTGCTATGGACTCACAAGTAGGATCTTTATCCATTGATGTTACTCTTGCTATATCCAATTCACTATTAAACAATAATGTTGACATTACTCCATTCCAACCCCCACATATCAATATCTCGTACGGTACTCTTTGAAAATAATTCTTTAAGTTGTCAATCAGCCATACTTTGCTGTTGATCTGCCCTTTCCAGAAACTTTCTAATGTACGATATCTGTCATCAGATTGTCTGATGGCATCCATCCAATACAGTACATCTCTTATATTAATTCTCAAATTGAGCTCCTAGTTTGTCAAATGATCCACACTGTTTGCCACATTCTTGTAGCGGTGAGTGACTCCATGTTTGTTCAATCTTGTCAAAATAACCGTTTTCAAATATCTCTTTTAGACTACTTGTATTTAAATTCGGAAACTCGCCAATTCTAGTCATATAGTCTATTCTGCTCTCCTGCATGGGTGGTATCCACTCCATATCCAACCAACAACAAGGCGACACATTGCCACAAGCACTCACATAAATCTGTTTGTTCTTAACTGCTTTGCACACAATGGTAGGTGTTGTTTCTTGCTGTGATTGTTCTACCAATGGAATCATGTCTCGACTTTTTTGCGTGGGTTCCAATCTGTGTGTGGGACGACCTTGCTCATCTATCACTTGTAGGTAATCTCCTTTAAATCTTGAAGTGTGTTTTGTGGTGAACATTTTAAATCCTAAATCTTTTGACATCTGTTCTGCTGTTTCCACCTGATGTTCATTGTGTTTGAAAACCAACATATGCCATTTGGCAAACCCGCCTGCTTGTATAAATGCTTTGGCATTATCGATAATTTTTTCAAAGTCTGTGGATACACGATATAAATGATTAGTGTCTGCAAGTCCGTCTATACCAAAAGTTACTTTTACCTGTAATTTTGCTAGTTTAGTCCACCAGTCTGTGTCTCTAGCACTGCCGTTGGTGTGCATTGCCAATCTTATTTTAGGGTTTACAGTTCTTAGGTGTTGATATATTTCCAGTGTGTCTTTGCTCACAATAGGATCTCCCAAGTTACCACACATAAACATACTGTCCAATTGCTGTATAAAATTATCAGGAAACCATTGTTTGAATCTATCCAATGTGATTTCATCCAAATGTATAAAAGGATTTAACGGTCCACCTTGTATTCTACGAGGACACATAGGACATTTGGCTTGACACTTGCTGGTTATTTCCAAGTGTACATCTCTTATGTCTGTTAACTTATACATTTGCTCTTTCCTTTTTGTTTCTTACAGATTGTTGTCTACTAATTTCCAACATTTCTTGTTCTTGTAAAGCATTTTCTAAAAAATCCATTTTTCTAAACTTAGGAATTTTACTGTCTGCAGAACTAACACAAGATGGCGTGATACAAGCATTCGGTTTAGAAAACAATTTAAAACCTTTGTCTATAGTTCCTAACGGTTCATCATGACAACTGTATGCTCTTTTTATTTCTCCACCTGGTTCTCTTATGATACAACTTTGATATCCAGCATGACAATTCCAGCCTTTAAACTTATTGAATCCAAAAGCATTAAAACGTTCTGCTTGATCTATATTATAACTTGTACCTTTGTGGTCAGTCAACTGAATTTGTTGTGCCGAAACTCCATTATATTTCAAAGGAAATCCTGTTCTCATCAATTTGATTTGTTCATCATTGTATCCATCTACTATTTCACTGGCTGATTCATTGCTTTGTGGTTTAAGAGTTACGTTTATACCACGTTTATGAAACCTATCACATCGTTCATACAGTTCATCAAATAAGTGTGGTACCATCACTTGATTAATTGTGACGTACACTGCTGAGTCCTGTAACATTAGTAATTTGTCTCCAAATACATCTTCGTCAGCAAACTCATGATGGAAACTGGCTGTGATGCTTCTACGTGCAAGACGTTCTGTGGCTTTGAGCCAAATGTTCCACCATTTGAATCCTGGTGAAGCATTTGTAGTCATGTGTAAACTTTGATATGTTGCAATAGAGTCGTTGGCATAATGCTCAATAACAGATAAAAATCTTTTGTATGCTGTGGGCTCTCCTCCTGAAAAACTGAAATGAAAACTATCAAACCCGTTTGCTCTTGCTTGGGATTTTATTTCATCAATAGTATTTTTGTAAACCTGTAATGGTCTGTGATCAACATTTTTACTGTGAGCATATGGCCAACAATACGAACAATTATAATTACAGAATCTGCCCAATATCCAACTCACATTGAACAATTTTCTATCAAGCATAGTTTGTTGTCCAAAACGCACAATGTTATCAAAAGGTATATTAGTAATATTCACTGACACTGCACGTCTCCTTGAAATATTTCTGCAACCAATCGAAGTCGTTGATCAACTTTAATTGTGCAGGATTGTTTTTGTTCTGTTCACCATATTTTTTACCTTGCTGAGCACCGTCCATAGCAAAATCTCCGTATGGTCTATTTGCTCCAAGAGTACACCAAGCATCCAATCTTTTTTCTGTTTCTTGATCTTCTTGTCTATCAATCACTCGACTGCTCAACTTAACACACTCTCTGAATGCTGATTTCCAAGCACTAAAAGGATCTGAATTGAATGCTGTGATGTTTGAAACTTGTTCCATTGCTCTAAATCTATTTGATATGCTGGTTGTCATGTCTGTGGTATCTGTGTTCATTTCTAGTGTCATACGTCTTGGTAATAATTTAACACCACCATATCCATACTGTAAATCGTTGATTGGATTGCGACTGCGCCACACATGAACTGCTGTTAAATCTTTTTCTGGCACTGCATAATTAAACATAAAATCTTTTTCTATCACAGCATCTCCATCCACCACCCAAAACATTTTTGTTAATGCTAACTTGGCGGCTTCTATATGTGCTTGATGAATTCCTTTAACGTTATTAACTCTTTGGGCAATAGGAAAACGTTCGCACAATGTTTTGTAATTGTGATCAGCCAATGGCTCATTATAACTTATGAACACAATATCATACATTACAGCGTTCTCCTTTTCCATATTCTTGGTGTATTAAGATATACTTGTTTAAAAAATTTACTTTGTTCAGCACTCAATGGTTCAATAGACAATTCAATTTCATGCTCGGCAGTAATTTTCCTACCCAGTTCAATACTATCTTTATAAAAATCTGTAGTTTTATCATCATGCAGTTCAAATCTCCAATATTTTTCAAAATATCTATATTCATTTGCTTGAGTAAAATCCCAATCTGTACAAGTTGTTAGATAACAGCCTGTTCTCGCTCCATGAATAGCATACACTCCTAATGGATTATCCATGCCCACTGACATCCAAACTAATAGTCTTTGGTAATTTTGCCACCATAACTGTTTTAATGGCAGTCTTACATTTTTGTCTAAACTCATTTTAACACCTTCACGGAATCCTGCTCTCCAAGCCTGATAAGGTGATCCGTCAATATAACTGATAGAATAGTTTTCATTAAATTGATAGTAATTAGGAAAATGACAAAATTCAATCACGTTTTTATTTTTACCGTCATGGTTTTCGTGTGTTTTCATATCTTTTACAAATGATTTTGTCCAGCATTTTAAACTGCCATTTCCATACTTTAAACCATTAAGATCAATTCTACCACACCAACTAAATTGATAAGTGTCATCAACTCCCAACGAATTAAGGTCTACTAACACATTTAAAAACTCTTCATCTATCTGCGTATCAGCATCGACAGTTATAAATCTTTCTGATTCAGATATTTCAGCCGCACGTTTATGAGCAGTATCAAATCCTTTTACTCCGTGTACACGTTTTGCCCATGGAACTTTGCGTTTTAGATCAGCAAAGTTTTTATCTGCATTAGGTTCATCTAAACTTAAAAATATAAAATCCATATCTGATGTTTTTAATATCATTGGTGTACCTCATATGAATAGTTGTAAACTTTTCTACAAAACAATCTTGGTATACTGTCTGATTGATGTGGCATAGTTAATGTTTCTTTAGACATTAATTCTTTGATATCTATTAAAAATTCATAGTCTAACAATGCTGAATTGTCTGTTGATGTTGTAAAAAATTTATATACAGTATCTAGAGACTTTAACGTATTTTTTAGACTGTTTTTTAGTTCTGTATCTATGCTTACATTCCAAACTTTTTGTTTGAGATCTAATACAAATCTTATACAAGAATCTTTATTATTCTTTTTAATTTCATATACTGTTCTATTTTCTATCAAATTACTGTGCGTTTGATTATGAGTAACATTTTGTAAAGCATTTTTTGTTTCAACTACAAACTCGTTGTTTACTAATTTCACTCTATAATCTAATAAATTTTTGTATCCTTTTTTAATTTGTATGGCAAGTTCTTCAGATATTTTAACACTGTGTCCTTTTTGTTCAACACTACACCCAGTCGGTATACCCGTTTCAGG